TGGCAGGAGTGCCGCAGCGTGGTCTGGGAGCGCCAGAACGGCCTCTGCGCCGACTGCTTGGAGCGCGGGGAGCTCACGCCGATAGACGAGGTGCACCATCTGGTCGAGCTGAACGAGCACAACGTCTGCGACCCGCATGTGAGCCTGAATCCGGCCCTCTGCGTGGGGCTCTGCCGCAACTGCCACAACAGGCGGCACGAGAAGGGCTACAAGAGGCAGGACAATCCCACGAGGGTGTGGTTCGACGAGCAGGGAAGGCCCATGAGAAGGGAGATTGAGCTGTGAGCTTCGAGGCGTACATGATGCCGGAGGTGCGTCCGGCGATAGCGAGGTCGAGGGAGCCGGTCCACGACGACGACGGGTTCGTGACCCACTACGAGATGCGCGAGTCCATCTGCGCGGTCCACACGCTGCAGGTCGGGCGCGGAGGATGGGTGTGCGAGTACGAGGACGGCAGCGTTGCCGTGGTCCCCTACGAGAATGTGAGGTTTGTCGATGGCGAAGAAGAGTGAGTCCTACAAGAAGGAGGTCATCCGCGAGTCCGAGTCCTACAAGGCGATGGCTAGGACGGGCCGCTACGACCTCACCGACCCCACGATTGAGTCAACCATCTGCCAGTACGCATGGCTTGACGACAAGATTGAGGAGTGTCGGCGAATACTGGACACCGAGGGGCTGATGGTCGAGGGGCTCCACGGTCGGATTCAGAACCCCGCGCAGGGCTCCATCAAGGCGTACATGCAGATGCAGAGCACGGCGCTCTCGCAGCTCAAGCAGCTCACGGCGCAGGCACCCGAGCGCGGCGACGAGCTGGACGAGTTCCTGACGGGCGGCGGCGATGAGGGCTAGCGCGTACCACGAGTACATGGCGGACGTGCTCGCGGGCGCGTTCGTCACGTCGGGGAAGATCAAGAAGCTGTGCCGCATCCTCTCCGAGCGCGGCGACACCTACAAGCGGTGGCACTACGACCAGTCGAAGGCGGACCACGCGCTGCGGTTCATCGAGGCGTTCTGCTGCCAGACGGCGGGCGAGATTGGGAGGAAGCTCCACTTGGAGCCCTTCCAGAAGTTCTTCGTGTCCGCGATATTCGGCTGGGTGGACGACGACGGCAACCGCGAGTTCCAAGAGGTGCTCATCATCATCGGGCGCAAGAACGGCAAGACCACCATCTGCGCCGCCATCATGCAGTATCTCATGGTCGCGGACGGGGAGTACGGCCCGCAGATTTACACGATGGCGTGCACCGACTCCCAAGCTGCCCTCTGCTTCGGCGGCGCGAAGAAGATGATGAAGCAGTCTCCGGCGCTCTCCAAGCGAGAGCGCATGGGTCTGGTCCCCGAGCGGCGGCGGCAGGGCATCCTCCACGAGGCCAACGACGGCTACATAACCACGCTCACCATGAACACGGAGCTCGACGGCCTCGACGTGCACGGCGCGGTCTGCGACGAGATTGCCGCGTGGAAGTCGGACGGGCCCTACAACGACGTGAAGCAGGGCATGTCCGCCCGCAGACAGCCGCTGATGTTCGAGATCACGACGGCGGGCTTCGTGCGCAACTCCATCTACGACACGCAGTACGCCTATGCGTCCCGCTGGCTCGACGGCGAGATAGAGGACGACCGCTTCATCCCGTTCATCTGGGAGCTGGACCGCTCCGACGACTGGATGCACGACGAGGAGTGCTGGTACAAGGCCAACCCAGGGCTCGGCACCATCAAGTCCATCGACACGCTGAGGGGGTTCGTGCAGCGCGCCATCAACGAGCCGACGTTCCGACCCACGGTGCTGACCAAGGACTTCAACGTCCCCCAGAACAGCTCTACCGCGTGGCTCTCGTGGGAGGAGTCGGGGAGCGACGAGCGCTTCGACTTCTGGGGCGCGGGGTTCCGCTACTGCATAATCGGCTTCGACTACGCGCAGTCGGTTGACCTCGCGGCGGCTCAGGTGATGTGCATGAGGCCGCTGAGAGACGACGACGGCAACGTGGTCCGCAACGAGCGCGGCATGCCGGTGTTCGACCCGCACATCTACGAGACGAGCATGTACTGGATGCCCGAGACCAAGTTCGACGCTCAGGAGACCAAGGGCGACAAGGCCACCAAGGACCACGCGCCGTACCGCCTGTGGAGGGACCAGGGGCTGCTGAGGGTGGTCGAGGGCAACGTCGTGCCGGTGTCGGTGCTCTCGGAGTTCATCAACGAGCTCCGCGACGAGCACGGGCTGTACACGTTCGCCATCGGCTACGACCCGTGGCACATCCTCGGCGGCGACCGCGAGCTTCTCGAGCAGATGGTGGGCAAGGAGCGCTGCGAGCAGGTCATACAGGGCGTCAAGACGCTCTCCGACCCGATGTACCGCATACAGGCCGACTACCAGCAGGGGAGGTTCGTGGACGACGCCCACCCCATCAACCGCTGGTGCCGGATGAACGTCATGGCGATATACGACACCAACCTCAACATCCTGCCCGACAAGAAGGAGGGCAAGGGTGCCAACAAGATTGACGGGTTCATGGCCGAGCTGTGCGGCTACATCGCCCTGCTGCGCCACGAGGACGAGTACAAGGCCATCCTCACGTAGCTCTACCAGCAGTTTTCATACACAGCCGGATTTTATGCAGAAAGGGCCGTTAGACGGCCCTTTCCTATCCTGCGGTTTTTCATTAAAGATTATTTACCAGAGGCTTTCCATAATAGGCTTTACCTGCGATTTGTATATTTCCGCCATGAGTTTGCATATTTGGTTATTGATTCTAGCTGGGAACTCTTTCGGATTCTTTACGCCAGCGGCGTGGTGACGCGGTCGCGCGCGCGCCGAGCGCTTGGGCGCGGGCGCGGCACCCGCTACGCCGCTGAGCGTAACGAAGAGGAACGGTGTTTTTATGCAGAAACGAATGGTTCCATGAATAATCCACGGCTCTTTACACTCTCTTGACAATTACAGACAATTCCTTTACATTTGCTACAGTGGGATATTTCTCGGGGAGCCGACGTGGCTCCCTTTTCTTTTAGCGCGGGGAGGCGATGGCCCTTGGCGAGCGAGAACCTCCTGTCAAAGTTCCTCGGCAGGTTCCGCAGACGTTCGGAGGCGGAGTCGAGGACCGCCAACTACTTCGAGACGCTGACCGAGTACAACCCGTCGTTCAGGACGTGGCGCGGCGGCGTCTACGAGATGGAGCTGACCCGCGCGTGCATCCATGCGTTCGCGTCGGCGTGCTCGAAGGGCGAGCCGCACATCAAGGGCAACGGGCGACCGGAGCTGGTCAAGGCGTTCCAGAGCTGGCCCAACCCCTACATGACGTGGCCGCGCTTCCTGTACCGGCTCGCGACCATCTACGAGGTTGACTGCACGGCGTTCGTCATACCGACCTACGACGAGCGCGGCTACACCAACGGCCTGTTCCCCATCAAGCCAGAGACCACCGACCTCATCGACGTGGACGGCGAGATGTGGGTCCGCTTCACGCTCCGCACGGGCGAGCAGATGGCGTTCCCGACCTCCGAGGTGTGCTGCATCTCCAAGTACCAGTACCTAAGCGACTACTTCGGCACGCCGAACAACCTGCAGGCGACGATGGACCTGCTCAACAAGCAGGTGCAGGCCGAGCACAACGCCGTGGAGCTGGGCGGGAAGATCAAGTTCATCGGCAAGGTGGTCGGTCAGGTCGCGCCCGAGGACCAGCGCCGCAAGCGCGACGAGTTCTACGCGCGCAACTTCACCGACAACGACACCGTGCTCATGACGTACGACTCCACGTTCGCCGACATCGAGCAGGTCAAGGCTTCGACGTACACCATCTCCACCGACGAGATGGAGCGCATCGACAAGCACGTGTTCGACTACTTCGGCTGCAACGAGGCCATCCTGCAGAACAGCGCGGACGAGGCCAAGTGGGACTCTTACTACGAGGGCAAGGTCGAGACGTTCTTCCTGCACCTCTCGGAGGGGCTCACGCAGTCGTGCTTCTCGCGGCGCATGGTCACGCAGTCCGACGCGCCCAACCGCATCTGGTTCGGCTCCGACCGGCTGCAGTTCGTCAGCGCGGCAACCAAGCGCAACATCGTCCGCGACATGACCTCCTACGGAATCATGACCGTCAACGAGGGCCGCGTAATCCTCGACCTGCCGCCGCTCAAGGGCATGGACGTGTTCATGGTGCGCGGCGAGTTCTTCCAGATGGACCTCGGGGGTCGCGTGGTGTTCGCGTCGGGCGGGCGCGAGGGACTGCCCGTGCCCGACCCGACCGACGACCCCGACTTCGACCTCGGCGGAGACGACCAGATTTACAACGACGTGGACGCCTACGGCGCGGTCGAGAAGCCAGACATCTAACGACATAGGAGGCAGAGATGCCCGCCAAACCGCACGAGCGCCAGTACCGCTCGCTGCTCACGCCGCTTGCGCCCGTTCAGGAAGGGCACGAGCGGCGTTTTGCTAGCGACTACTACGTGGAGGGCTACGCCTCCACCTTCAACGACCCGTACATGCTCTACAAGTTCGGGGACACGGAGTATTGGGAGGTCATAGACCCCGACGCCTTCCGCGACTGCGACATGAGCGATGTGATCTTCCAGTTTGACCACAGCGGGTTCGTTTTCTCAAGAATGAGCAACAACACGCTCGTCGTGGAGCCGCAGCTGCACGGCCTGTTCATCGCTGCGGACCTCGGCAGCACCCGAAGGTCGCGCGACATGTACGAGGACATCGCGACGGGCCTCATCACCCGCATGTCGTGGGCGTTCATGCCCGATTGGGACTCCATCGAGGAGGCCTACGACGAGGAGGCGCGAACCTTCACGTCCACCATCCATCGGGTCACCCGCATCTACGACGTTTCTGCGGTCTCCCTGCCCGCAGACCCCAACACAGAGATTAGCGCGCGTTCCTATTTCGACGGAGCGATCGAGAGGATTGAGGCGGAGCGACTTCAAAGCGCGTTGGAGGCCAAGAGGGCCATCGAGCTTAGACGTAAGCGGATGGAGCTCGCGGCCAAGTCTATGCAACTTCGACACTAGGGAGGACTTGGAATGCTTATCACCGAGTTCACTCCGATGGGTGCAGTGGAGCTCCGCCGCATGGACGGCGAAGCCTACATGACCCGTCGCGCGGAGGTTCTAGAGCTCTCCGCCAACCTGCCCGAGGAAGCCACCATCGAGCAGATGGAGT